CACCAATTGTACTAGTACCACCACCAGCAACCGAAAGCGGAGATGGGATTGTATCATAATGCAATGTTGCATACCCCTTTGGTGTTCCTTGTGTCACATTTCCACCAGAATAGATTACTGATTCGTATTCCAATGACATAGTACTTTCTAAATGATCATTTGCCGAGTAATCAAGTGTACCATGTGCCCAGTATTTTATTCTTGGATTCACCAGTGTATATCCAAGAAATCTACCACGACTCATCGAATATATAGTAACTGATTTGAAAAATGGCGTTGTTATGTTATTATCAAGACCATATCTATAATTATTTCTTTCTTCGTTATGTGGTGTATATTGATTTGAACCATATGCAGGATTTGATTTTGCTGTATTTCGATCAGCGATGTAATATCCGTAATATTGTGCCCACATAGCGTTCGTAACACCGTCCGAATCATCGTGTAGTTTGATTGTTACTGGATCATATGTATATCCAGTATAAACTACTTTCTTTCTGTTATATTGATTTTTTGTTACCGTGTCAAAAGTTACCTTTGGCATATCTGCGGATTTAACTAACATACCAACTTCTTGCTGTGAAATCTTATTAGTAAATGCCGATGAGTTTAATGCATGATTATCTATTTCAAAGTTAACATAAAAAGCAAATCTATGCCTTGGTGCGAGTCTAAATGTATTAGCTACAAATAAGTTGGACGCATGTCTCCAATCAGCACAAATGCCTTTTGGTTGTGTTACACCTTGGACGAATCCAGAGGCGAAATCTGATAAGTATCTAGTAAATGGTATTGACATGATAGTATTTATCCTATTTTTTAGGCGAAAAGATAAGCATCCAGCAGGTACCTGATGCGTGTTACGAGCACCGTTAGGTGCGAGTGGGTGTAAAAAGAAAAACCCGAGATATACTCGGGTTTTTCAATACTAGTAGTAAAACTAATTTTACGCCTGGACTTCTTTGGATAATTCTGTACCCGCACCAGTCGAAGAGTTCGAAGTAGTACTACGACCAACATGAGCACCGATACCACCATCGATGGTAACATCACTAGCGCCTTGTTTGTATTGTTCCATATTATCGAAACGAATACTCATAGATACTTCGACAGCTTCAGAAGATTTGTACTCCAAGCTACCGTAATCAACTGATTGAATAAAGCAACCGTAAAGTACAGTAGTTTCAAGTATCTGTGCTTCATACGCACCGTTACCACCATCCAATACTTCGATTCGAGTAGTGAATTTGTAGTCGATACCGCTTCGCGCAGCTGCTTGTTCTTGGAAATCAAATTGCTTCTGAATTTGTTGACCAACAAGACCTTGAAGAACACCACCGACGTCATCACGAACCACCAAGGTGATAGGTTTGAAGTTTGGTTTGCCTGACAAGTATACTTTAGAGTTGTATACGTCAAGTACAGTTTCTTCAAAATCAAATGTAGGTCTAGTAACACTAACTACCTGTTTTGCTACTTCGACTGAAGAATCAATACCAAAACCTAGCATGCGTACACGGAAACGGTACTTTTGTTTTGGCATTAACAGGGTAGTATTACTACCTGAAAATGGTTTTACCGAGAAATTCTGTAAAGATGAAATTGACATTAGATTGCTCCTGTATTTTTAACACGTAATGGAATGTAGATAAATTCAACTGCTTTGATTGGAACAATAGCAATATCCACCCACAATTCGTTACGGTCTATACGTGATGGTGTGTTGTTTGAAGTATCACATACTACGATGTAGTCTGAAATAGCTCTTAAACCAACTAATTCCAATAACAAACTTTCACATGCTTGTTTGACTTCATCGCGTGTAACTTGATCATTTGGTTCGAAGATATAAGGACGAGCTAAACGATTTAATTGTGTACGTAAGTAAACAACCAAACGAGCTACGTTGATTCTATCTAAAGCACTTGCATTTTTAGCACGTGTTTTTTGACCAAAGTTAACATGACCAACACCAGTGAAGAATGTAATTGGGTTAACTTGTGCATTGTATAAAGTATCACGTTGACCTTCATTTAATGCAACAGTTTGGAATTCGCCGGTTGCTGCATCGATATAACCAACCGAAGATGCATTTGTAATACCACCACGGCGTGTACCAGCTGGAGCAAACCAAGGATAAGATACATTATCACTCAATGTGATTGTTTTCAACATCATGTGGCTTGAAGGAACTACAACACTTGCACCGTCACGGTTAGTTGTGTAACCTACTGGATAGAATACTGCTAAGTATTCATCATAAGTTACCATACCGTCATCACCATTGTTTAACACAGTTTTTTCGTTAGTTGCCCACGAGGTTAACGAGGTTGCATCTGCTTGTAATCTCAATGGAACGTCACCAACGATGAATGAAGTCAAGCCGCGTTCAATGTTTAAGTTAACCATTTCCATCATTACTTCTGGATAACCAGGGCAAGCAATTAAGTTGAAGTTTCTACGTTCTGAATCACGTAGTTCATCACTAGTTTGAATTGCAGCGGATAATGCTTGCACAACAACACTACGTTGTGCTTTACGACCGAAAGTACCAGAACCATCTTCATGATTAACACTTGCAGTAACCCAACGATCCAAATCATATAATTCTAAACTTTCGCCAGACTGCCATGTATGACCTGCTGGTGAATTGTCTTTGTCGTAACGTGGATTATCGCCACCAACAGTGAAGTGATTTTTATGGAAACGTTTTACGTTACCGCCACTTCTACGTAGGTTCCAAAGTAACATACCTTTTGGATATAATGCTGGATCTGGAGCATCTGGATCTAAGAAGTTGCTCAATAACAAAGATTCAATTGAAGCTGGTGTATTACCAGTAACACCTGAATCACCATAACGAGCATCAGCAAACAAGATACCAGATTCAGTTTCTTGATCAGTTACGTCAACTTTTTCCCATTTTTCAGAAGCAGCACCGCCACCTAAGTTACTGTTGTAACGATAGATTGTTGGATAATTTTCAGTATCTGCAGTTGAAACCCAAATATCACCAGTTTTTGTATCAGAAGTATATGGGTTTGATGCAGCTACTAATGGCGCAACAGTTTTTCTACTTGCATCATAGTATGGTGCAGTTTCACTTCTGTAACCAACCCATGTTTTACCGTTGTGAACCATAATATCAACTTCAGCGATTTTTGTATCATACCAAAGTTGTTGATCTTCTGGTGCAGTTAATGGCTCAGAATCAGCAGCTGCAAAATCTTTAGATGCCAATGGTTGCCAGTTAGATGCAACAAAGTGATAATCATCATCTACTGGTAATGCATAAAAGTTTGCAGTACCTAAACCAGTTTCTAAATTATATGGTGTGAATAATTTAGTAATAAAGTGGTTTGGTGTTGAGGTGAAATCAGTGATTCTGAAATCACCGCCAGCTTTGTGAATGATTTGTAATTTATTTTCAGCAGTGAACGTTGCTTGGATATAATCAAAACCTGCGCTGTTGATCGCATCAACCAAATCAACAACATCCTGAAATGAATTGATAGTAGTTAATGTAATTGTTTTTGCTGGTTTTAACGTAGAAACACCAATTGCAGTTTCAGCCATACTGAAAGAATATGTACCAGAACCAATACTAGTTGCAGTTAAAACCGGTGAAGTGATAACAGTGCTACCAGCAGCGGCTCTACGCCATAATCTAAATTTAGCAGTTTGTGGAGTTGTATCCCAACCGGTATTTTCTTCAGCATTTACTTGTGCGTAAAGTGAATTTATTGGAATATTGATACCACCCAAAGTGCGATCTAAACCATATAACGCAGCTGCAGTTGAAGCATACATCGGTGATTCGTGTGCTACCCATGAGGTCGTTGCTGAGTCATAACGTTTTACACGAAGTCTAGCACCAGAGTTAACTGCTGATGTTTTAATCCAAACTGAACCACTTGGACGACGACCTGTTGGATAATCAGACGCGGTTGCAGCATCTGCGATTTTCCATTCAGGAACAATTGTGTGTGGTGTTTGTTGTAAAGCAGGACCGTAGTAGGTACCAACGGTGATGTTTAATTGTGCACTGATTTGTAGTGCAGTTGCAGTACCAGCAGCAATAACGATTGCGTTACTAAGTGATGAATCACCAACATTAGCATCATTCGAACCGTCAGTGTACAAGTACAATGAACTATTTACTGCTTTTGCAGTGATACCTCTGATATTAGCCGAATTGATAGCAGAAACTAAATTATCTAATGATGTATCTGGAACAGTAACTTCCACCTCATTAATGATAATAGTCTTTGTCGCTAATGTACTAATAATTGCACGTGATGAACCTTGCACTGCTGGGAAACTTGCAGTCCATTCTTGGCTACCAACAACAACCCAGTCACCTGCATTTACAGCAACGCCATTTGCATATGTACCACCAGCAGATTTGTACCAAAGAACTGCATTTTCTTTTTCTGGTGTATATGTACCAGAACCGTTTACTGTTTCAAATACGATCGCGTAATCGCCAATCGAACCGATTGCTTTTGGTTTACCACCATCAAGGTTGCTTGAAGTTGCATCATTTAAGATGATCGGTGTCTTTGCTTTGAATGTTTGACCACCAGTTACATTAGCAGCACTGCCATTCCACTCGTGAATACCCCAAACCGAAGTTTTTGTATCAACCCACCAAGAACCATCAGTAGGTAATGCACCAGGTGCAGTATCTTTTCCAGCTAATTGATCTAAGTCAACGTCAGCACGAATAATAAATGCAGAGTTACTAACTTCTAAAATGCTGTATGCAGCAAGTAAACCATATTCATTTCTTTCACCACCATGCACGGCAGCTGATGAAGTTGCTTCGAAATACGGAGTACCATAGTAATCTGATAATTCTTTTTGGCTTGTAATTTTAAATACTTTTCCGGCAGTCGCAGCAGTTGTATAGGTTGCGATATTTGTTGCCGAAGCATTTGATTTGTTTTGTCCTGTGGCAAGAACGATTAACGACGTAGTACCTGGTGCAGCAGGTGTGTAAAAACTTTCATCGATAACCGTTACTTCTACGCCGGGTGATTGTAATGCCATACTTTTAATCTCCTAAATGTAGTTTTACTAGGAGTATTTAGCATCATTGCTAGAATGGCACTTGAAATTTTAATCAATTATAACAACAAAAGCCTACTAGATGTAGGCTTTTGAAGATGTATTAAAGGAGAACTACCTAATTAAGTGATGTTAATTTGAAGTTTGTTTTCAATGTAATCGGAGACCTTACCATACAACTCATCAACATTACCATCATTGTTAATTAGTATATCGTATTTAGAACAAATCCACGCCCATTCACTAATATGTACGTTTTTATCTTTCAAACTATTAATCGCAACGACCGAACCTTTTACTGCCAATTCAGCATCGGGATACCATTCAGGTAATTCACCTCTCTGCACTCTAATAATACTACCACCTAAATCATGTATAGCCTGTACTTCATTTGGGAATCGGCAATCACTTATAACAACATTAGTATTAGATTTAATGATTTTATTCTCAAGGCTTGCAACCCAAATGTCGTCATGAAAATGCTTTCTTGCTAAATCAGTACCCCAAAACTGAAGTACCCACCGTGGTGTTAATGTGGGCATTGATAATCTTTTAGACCAAAATGGATCTACCTGTTCTCGCCATTCTCTCGATTCGTGTGTACGACCTTCTAGCATTTCTCTATCCCATCCAAATACAGTAGCTACCGCATCTTTTAAAGAATTAGCAAAACTAAGTTGATTGAAATCGTGAAATTGTGTTAGGTAATGTGCAATGGTGTCTTTACCAGAACCAATATTACCAACGATGCCTATTACAAGTTTGTTTGTCATGTGACTTTCCTAATGTGATATTAGGATATTATATCATAATTTGAATGCAGTGCAAACTAAAAGATGATGAACTGGATGTTTTAATTATCTTTTAGTTATACCTACCGGTGATTATATATGTTAGATTTTCGAGGCACGTTAGTGCCGAGTCATGTGTAGCAAGTTGGATTGAATTATCTTCTAATGTGAGATATAATAGATTTGCGAGGCACGTTAGTGCCTAGTCATGTGTAGCAAATTGGATTGAATTATCTTTTAGGATAAAACATGTTACAAATCAAGCATTTACCCCACTATCCAAGAATATCCCTGTGAATTCGCACCAGCAACAGAAGTAGTCAAATCAACCATTAACTTTTCAATTTCGGCATTACCTTCTGCTTTCAATTGAGCACCATTGAGTGTACCACCACCTTGAGGACCCGCAATAGTTGAAAACTTCTCACGTGCCTGACCCAAAATTATTTTACAATTTGCAAGGGTATAATCTTTAATCCATTGTCCAGCATATGTATCAGTGATGATTGCAGTATCTGGTCTAGTATTGTAGACATGCAGTAGTACTTCTTCCTCACCGCGTGGCCGTTGTTCAATAAACAACTTACGAGATTGTGCATTCCAGGTGAATGCTATATAAGAACCAAACATCTTACCGACTAATTCTTGATATTGTGCAAACAATTCATAGGTTAATAACCCACCCATGTTAGTAGAACTAAGCAGGTAGGTATTCGTATAAGCCATGTTGAATGGTTCAAACACAGTACCACCTGTTCCATTACCAGTACGAGAACCAACTGAACGTCTAAAGATTTGACGAACTTGTTGAATTTCCTGCGGTAAGATATAAGTGTTTTGACTTTCTGTTAAGGTCAAGAACGCATAGCTTTCTTCCACGGCGTTATCACTGCGTTGTCTAAATGTAGCCAGTGCCCGATTAAGTGCAGTTTCATAATGGATAGGATCCAATTCCACATCGATTAATCCGTCGCCCAAAAACACTCGGCAGTAATCATATACTTCTTGTTTAGCGGTATCTATAGTATTCATGAATATATTTAGCCCGAAAATCACCTAAATATTGATAAACTAGGAGATTCAAGTGCCGAGACTTTCACTCTACAGACCTGAGAAGGGAAGCGATTACAAGTTCGTCGATAATACCATCTGGGAAATGTTCCAAGTGGGTGGCGTGGACGTGTTTGTCCATCGTTATATTGGACCAGGTGATTCTGCTGATATATCACCTACAACTCCAGCCTATTCTACTGATGATCCAACGCATATTCAAGATTTACTATTCTTAGAAAACCGTGATAGAAAATACGATCCATCAATTTATGTACTCAGAGGTCATTATAATGTACAAGATATCGACTTTAACTTAAGTCAGTTTGGTTTATTCTTACAAAATGATACTATATTCATTAGTTTCCATATCAATGATACGGTAGAAAAGTTAGGAAGAAAGATAATATCAGGTGATGTTATCGAGTTACCACATCTAAAAGATGAGTATGCGTTAAATGATTTACAGTTTGCCCTAAAACGATTCTATGTAGTAGAAGAAGTCAGTAGAGCAAGTCAAGGGTTTTCTGCACTTTGGTATCCACATTTATACAGAGCAAAATGCAAACCGCTAGTTGATAGTCAAGAATTCAAAGATATCTTAAGTGGATTGGCTGATGAAGATAGTGATATGTCATTGAGAGATGTAATGTCAACCTACGAAAAAGAAATGCAAATAACACACGCTATTCTTGATCAAGCAGATAAAGATTTACCATTAAGTGGATATTCAACCGAAAACTTCTATGTTATGAGACAAGACAAGTATGGTTTAGTTGAAATTGCATCGGCCGGTTATGGTGATGTGCTTATTTCTGCACAAGAGCAAGCAACCGACACTGAAGGTAATTATATATTTGATGAAAACGGAGAACCAATTTACGTTGGTACAACAGCATCTATGGAATTTCAAAACGCAAGTGGTTATACTGGTACGGTTTCACCTACCTCATTAACACCAAATACCCTAAATGGATATTCAGGATATTTAACTGGAGATGGATTACCACCAAATGGTGCACAGTTCACTGCCGGTATTTCATTCCCGATCGCACCTGTTAATGGACAATTCTGCTTAAGAACCGATTACCAACCAAAAAGATTATTCCAATTTGATGGTTATCGATGGATTAAAATCGAAGACTCAGTTAGAATGAACGTTAATAACTTTGGCAATAGCGATACTGGTATTGGTGATGAATTTGAAGGTAAAGCTATCAGACAAAACCAAAAAGGTACATTTATCAATAATGACAAAGTTACAAATATCGATGGTCATGTCATCAAAGAGAAACAAAGTCTATCAAAAGCATTAAGACCAGAGGCGGATTAATATGGATTATAGTTACGATGGTCAAATAAGAAGATATGTTACTCAATTCATGCGAATCTTTATTGGATTTAAATATAGAACCGGTGGCGCTGTAGTTGAAGATAGACATGTTCCAGTTATGTATGGCGATATGACACGACAAGTGGCTAGTATTATTAAAGATAATTCTGAAAACAAAATGTCTACCGTTCCAAGATTCGGTTGTTACATCACCGGATTGGAAATGGATAGAGATAGAACTTCTGATTCTACATTTGTTAGTAAAGTTAATATAAAACAAAGAAGATATACTGGTTCAGGTGATAACGTCGAATATCATAATACACAGGGCGGTCATTATACAGTAGAAAGATTGATGCCATCACCATACACATTAACAATGAAAACTGATCTATGGACTAGTAATACTGACCAAAAATTACAGTTAATCGAACAGATTCTAATGTTATTCAACCCAACACTAGAACTACAAACTAATGATAACTTTGTAGATTGGACAAGTCTATCAGTAGTTAATATGAAGAATATTAATTTTAGTTCGCGTCAAATTCCACAAGGATTAGAATCTGACATTGATATCTGTAGTATGGAATTTACAATTCCAATTTACATTTCACCACCTGCTAAAGTTAAAAAACTGGGTGTTGTACAATCAGTTATTGCCAATGTATTCACTGAAAGTGGTGATTTAGTCAATATCGACCAACTCATCTTTGACCAACAACTTGGTAATGTCCAAGTTAGAACCGATGTTCTTAACTTCAAAGTTACACTATTCAAAGCAGTTGACAAAGGACCGTATACATACGAATTAACTGCAGTCGATTTCCATGTAAACTGGCATGCCATCGTCGAAGCAGTCGGTAAACAAACTCCATTAAGCCAAGTTCGGTTCACGCAACCTAATGGAATTGATATGGTTGGTACGTTTGAAATTTATGACATAGACCCAACTATTATCTTAGTTACATTCGACCAAGATACCGTTCCATCTAATACTATTTTATCCAGTACAGTAAACGGTGTTGCTGCTCGTGGTACAATCGATGCTATTATCGACCCTTATAAGTTCAACCCAATTGAAGTATTTGGTAGTCAATCAGCTATCCCAGTTGGTATTCGTTACTTGATGTTAGATGATGTGAATTCTAGTACTAATACCGGAACAGTGAACTACGATGGCCCAGATGCTTGGAAAAATTTAGACGGTAGTGATCCGGTAATCCATACTGATTCCATAATAGAATGGAATGGCACTGCTTGGGTTTCTGTTTGGGTTGTTGGTAATGGTGGTAATCCATGTATCCAAAACTTACGCACCGGTATAAAATATCGCTGGGATGGAACTCAATGGCTTAAAGCATTCGAAGGTGAATATGCCCACGAATACTGGGGCTTTAAATTAGATGCATAGCACAAAACGTGCTGGTTTACTCTATCTAGCAAAAAGTACTGGTAGAGTAATGCTTATTTTAGAAAATGGTAAATGGACCCTACCGACTTTTGTTAGGTCGATGTC